CATTACTGTATGTGCGAATATAATTATCCATAAGTAAATTTCTCCTTAGCAAAGGCATCAAGTTTTTCCATTACCTCTGGTGTGTAATATTTTCCTGGATCATTGTTTATAGTTTTACCAAATGTCTTTGTGCCATCAGGCAACTCGACTCGGGTTGATACAGACTTAAATATACCTGCTTCAATAGCAAGTTCCAATAGACCATAATATCTGTCAAGGCCTTTAGTATATGACAAACGAACATCTACCATTTGGTTTTCTTTTGTCAGGCGTGATTTGTATGTCTTACAGTGAATAATGTTGCCGACAACCTCTGTGCCGTCTTTGTCTTTTTTCTTTGACAGATAGATGATACTCGATGCGGCATACTTGAGGCCACTGCCACCACCCATCTCTTTGGTTGGGAACATTGAACCAATAACATCATAGGTGTGATTGGTCATCAGCATTGGTACTTTTAGTTTGCCGAGTTTCAATGTCAGGACACGGAAGGTCGACTTGACTATCTGTGAACGGGTCATGTCTCTTGTCTCTTTACCTGCCTCGGTATCTTCCAACTCTTTGGTTGTTGATAGCATACCGAGACTGTCAAGACAAAGCATCAGTGGTTTGCCTTCACCTTCTTTCTCGTACAGGTCTAGTACCTGAAGTGCCTGATAACGAAACTCTTGTACGGTCGTCACAGGTAGAATAGCCAAACGAGAGGAGTCAATACCTCTCTGTTCTATCATGTCTTTTGTAATAGCAGATTCTGATTCAAAGAATACTACATTCGCTTCTGGGTTTTCCAGAAAAGATTTACAAACACCTAATGCGAAAAAGGTTTTACCTGTCGCACTTTCACCAGCAATTGCCGTAATTTTATTATTGGGTAGACCACCGTATATCGTACCAGATACCAACCCATTAAAAATATAAGAACCAGTATCCACATACCCATCAACATCACTGGCGTCAATGCCATCCGCAGCGATAACCCCAAATTCGTTTCCGGCATTTTTAATCGCATTTTTCAGAAATCCTGTCATTTATTTCTTCCCTCTCATTTTCTGCATAACCGATGCAGTATTCAATAATATTATCTTTATAAGTATACAACATTTTTTTCACTTCGTCAATAGCCTCACTAGGAAGATATATAGTTTTTTTACCTTGTCTCGTCCATATAGTTAGCATCATAGTTTAGAAAGTACCTTGTTATAAACTGATTCTGCTATCGCCTTCATCATTAGACTTGGCACCATTCGACCACACCGTTCGGCCTTCTGATTGAATGTACCGGTCAACTTAAAGTCATCAGGCAAACTTGTAATACGCATCAGTTCCTTGATAGTAAACTTTCTATCTTCACACCAATGTACCGCACCCGCTGTAGTCATAGCAGAACCCATGGCCGTAATAGTAGGGGCAGGAACTAAAGCAGAAGTTTTCTTACAACTAAAATGTAAATTCTTTTTACCAACATTCTCGCCACTAATAACCTTATCCGGATTTTGTGGAAACATATAACCAGTCTTTTTATGAAAGGCTGTATTAGTCCACTTCTCAGTAAGCATATTTACTTCTTCTTGATCCAGTTCTAAATTTTCCATAGCCGCCGCAAGAGGAATAATCTCTTTACTCTCTGTAGGGAATACACTGTGAATATTCATAAAGGACATTCCAACCTTGGCCGTGATGTCTTTTCTCAAAGCAATGAAGATAGTCCTAGTCCTCGACTGTGCAACACCAAAATGTTTTGCATTGAGAACTTTAGAACAAACATCATAACCGATATTGTCAAACTCGTTTATAATACGATGATAGTATTCCTTCGCCTCTCCAATAGTAAGGCCTTTGACATTTTCACCAACAATAACTTTTGGTTGAATGTCTTTGGCAACTCGTAGAAACTCAAAAAACAAATCTTCAATATTTTCTACTTCTTGCTCGTCGGAGTAGTGTTTCTTTTTTCCAAAGCCAGCCTTATGACTTCCGCCGTGATGTGTAAAGCCCCGTCCCGCAATACTAAATGCTGAACACGGTGGAGACCCATCTAATAGGTCTAACTCCCCTACACCTATTCCAGCGACCTCTAGAATGTCCGCTCCTGACAGTTTCTTGATATCGTCGGGGATAATAGGGGTACTAGGATAGTTGGCCGCATATGTCTCCCTCGCCGCTTGGACAAATTCATTTATCGCCAATATCTTTCCACCTGCAAGTCTATAACCTGTAGACGACCCACCACCACCGGCGAATGTAGAAATAACTGAGAATAAGTTTTTATTCTCTCCCTGGTAGACATCGTTCATTGTATATGGTTTATATTTCATCCAAATAATCCTTCAAGTGTTCTGCGTGTGCCGTAACTTCTATCTATATTCCAACCGATACTATCCAAAATAAATGTCAATGGCTCAACAAAACTTTTGTCAAACATAATATCATAATCAATCGTATCTTTTAGATCAAACTCCCTCGGTAATGTAGTCATAAACGATATCACGTTTGACTGCATTTTATTTGGTTTTCTCAACTGAAGAAATTTTATCTTATCACCTTCCTGTATCATTGGAAACTTATTTGTAATTCTATTTTGTTTCAACAAATGATTATATAACAAGGCACCCTTGACGTGCATCGGTGTTCCTTTCTTGAATACACTGGAACTGTCTGACCATTTCTTCACACCATTACACGACCTGGGATATGCTATACTCTCAGGATCCATTTCCATAAAGTCCTTACGAAAATCTTGTATAAACTTATTTAGCTCTGCTTCATCACTGTTGATAATAACTCGTAGAGCTTCTTTAATTTTATCACGACACGGCTCTGGCGTTGAGGACTTCACAGCCTCAATGCCCATAATTTTTAGTTGTGGTTCTTTATACCTAACACCCTCATTGTCATGCACATTGAGAATGTATCTTTTCTTTGCTGTCCATATGCCCTTGTCCGCAATGATCTCACGTTTCATTTCCATCTTTTGGGCATAGGCCTTTACATAACTTGCAAGGTCCTTATAAGACTTATCAATAAACGGTTCCAACTTCTTTTTAGCCACGCTATCGAGAAAATTGATAACCTTTTCGGTTGGGACAGTTCTTCCATTAAAAGACTTGCGTACCAATTCGTCAAAAGTAACGTATATTGAGTCTGTATCTGATGCAATGATATAATCTTCATTTTCTGTTTCCAATATCTTGTTTAGATATTCGTTCACCTTTCCTTCTATCCAACGAATAGATAACTGTCCAGACGTTGTAATTGCTATCGCCACCCTTTCATCATAATATCTAAAAAACTGATTACCCATCGCACCATAAGCACTATTCAAGGCAATCTTACGAGCCATCTGGATATTGTTGAACTTTGAAATATCCTTTAAATATTTAGGCTCTTTAGTATCTTCGTATTTTTGTTTTGCTTCTAAAGATAACTTTTTAAATTTCACTCGGTCTGTATAAAACTTTTCCATAAGTGCTGGAAGGAAACCTTGATATCGTTTTGTAAAACGTGCACCATTTGGCGTCACTGTGAATCCGTCGTCAGGAATATCTACTTCCTGTTCCAATAATTTATTTACATTGATATTTGGAAAACTCTCTTTTGTAATAGTTTCTGGTGAAATATTATATTGCATGATAAGATGTGGATACAGACTATTCAAGTCAAACCCTACAACGTGTTTATGCAAACCGGTCTGTGGTTCTTTTACATAGGCACCTTCATAACGACTGGACTTATTGCCCTCACGTTTCATTGGTACAACTACATTTCTTTCACGGAGAAAATTAAATATAATAGAATCCCACATACGAACCTGTGAGAAAACATCGTTATAGTTTATCTTTGCCTCATAGGCCATTGTCACCTGTAGTTCGATCAATTTCATCTTGTCTTCCAATCTATCGACAAGTTCCACATCACGAATATTGTATTCTACAAACGACTGAAAATCTTTTTCATACCATTCTCTATATGTTTCAAATGGATTTTTTAGTTTACGTTCTCCCAACTCAACATATGCGATATGATCTAATCTATAGGACTCTTGATTTGTGTAAACATATTTTTTATACAGGTCCAAGTAATCCAACACATTAACGCCAAACAATTCATACATCAAAAGGGAACGACCCATCATATTACTATAACGACTGTGAACAACCTTCCACGGGGACAATCTTTGTACATCATTCTCAGACAATAATTGTTCTATTCTTCGGCAGATATATGGAATATCAAAAAACTTACAGTTCCAACCTGTAACAATATCTACATCATACTTGTTCCAAAAGTCTAAAAACTTATCCAGCATCTGTGTTTCGTTTGCACATCGAATATAATGAACGTCATCCCGATCATTTTCAAATTCATCTACACCCCAAACAATAATGCGTTTGTTATTATAGTTCTTGACTGTGATACACAGTATTTCTTCTTCGGCTTTCTCTACATCGGGAAATCCGTTATCACAACGAACCTCAATATCAATAGATAAAATATTCAATCGTTCAAAGTCCCAATCAATCAGGCCTTTATAGTTATCGGATATCCAAGTGTAATGAAAACGCTCAAGACCATTGACCAACTCTGGTTGATCTTCATATTGGTCTATGAATTCTTTTGCTTTTGAAATGCCTGCACATTTATGGGGAGCAACATACTTCCCATCTAGTGTACGGTATTTCGTTTTCTTTGCTGCAGGAACAAACAAAGTGGGTTCATAACGAACCCGATACTTTATTCTTTCACCATTAGCAATCTCACGGACAAGGAGTTGATTACCCCTTTGCAATACATTGATATAAAAATTTGCCATACATTAAGTATATCAAATATTTTTCTTTTTGTCAATGGTACCAGAGGGCATCTTATCGCGAGAAGTCCAATCGGAAAGTATAAATTTTTTATTTGGATTTACAGATACTTTGAAACGTATTAGCAAATCTCTGTTCACCAACATTTCACTAAAACTATCTTCGGTTGTCAAACCAAAAAGAACATTATCGTAAACCCTATTGTTAAAAGTAATAGATAATTCTATTATAGGTCGTTCTTCTATCTTTTTAGCAAAGGCTCGTTCTGGTTTACTTATACCCTTCAAATCAGAAACAAAAGTTTTTTTATTTTTCTTCCAATGAACCTTATCTTTTTTTATTTCAAAATCATCTACATGAAACATTGTTGCATCTGTTCCATTACCCGTATCCATTTTTGCCCGAATAAGATCCGGTATACCATCAACAGATATAGACTCTATAAATCCACACTCTTGAGAAAATCTATTTGTTCTGTGCTGGGTATATTGTAAATACTCAAGAACTATTTTGAAGATTTCTTTATCCGTTTTTGCACCAGCCGGTTTCTGCGGCCATTCTGTAACATCATAAGACATAAACTTGGAACGTATACCAGGAGAACCATTGACTTCCAAAATAACAGGTTCACCTTTTATAACACAATGGTCAACACCTACCATATATCCGCCAGTAGTTCGTGATGCGGCCAAAACAATATTCTTCTCCACATCAGTTAAAGAATATGGTTCTGTCTCTGCTCCCATGTGAACATTACTTCTAAACTCTTCCTTGTCGGTAATTCGTTTAGCAGAACCAATAATACGATTATTCAATACCAAAGTTCTAACATCAAAATCTATATCCAACCATTCCTGTAAAAGTATAGCTGCATCATATTTCCAAAGAGCCTCACAAACAGAAACTAAAGATTCCATGCTATCTACTTTAGAAACACCAATGCCTTGTGTACCAGTTAGAGTTTTTATAATTACTGGGAACTTACCACCAATTCGGTTATGAGTATCCTCGATGGACTTTCTACTGTTCACAATAGAAGTACTGGGAATAGCTACATTATGCTTCATCAACTGAATTGCTGATGCCATTTTGTTATCACACAGCAACATAGATTCCAAATCGTTTATCATAAAACAACCAGCACTTTCAAACGTACTTGTTAGTGCTTGACCACTCATGGTCATAATTGCTCCACGTCTTGCAAATACAACTGCAGACTTGGTTGTGACTTTTTCTTTAGAATCTTCGCCATCATAATTAGAAACAGTCAAAGTACCCATTTCAACATCCTGATCCGATATCCAGGCTTCTTCAACATTTACAGAAATTTGCTTTATACCCAAATCTTCACAAACTTCAGAAATAATTTTATTAACTGTATTCTCACCTTGATCTATACCCAGGACAACAACTTCTATCTTGGACTTTTTATCAGGTAATTCATGCTTTTCTTCCCGCACAACTTGCCGGGCCCGACGAATCATCGAAAAGGTTTTTGTAGTCATGTGACTATTTATGACAATAACATTGATTGCTTTGGAACTTCAATACCAGAACCAAAATTACTTCTCCAACCATCAGCAATATCATCAGCCGGTTCGGTATCAGTCACGATCCAATCCCTTGGTATTTGAAAATCTTTTGATTTACTAAAAGGTTGCCAAGGTACCATGCCCATCTGAACTGTGCCACCTCGGCCGTCAGGCATGGGCATGAGTACCGCTGGTTTTTCTACATTTATGAATTCTTGGTTTTCACTTACTACATCACCAATAACATCTTCACCTGATCTCATTCTAAATAATCTAATCATTCTATTCGTTTCTTCCCAATATTATATTTTGTTTCCAAAATCCATTCATCTTTTTCTTTAAAACTTAACACCTTTATTTGTGATAATGGTGCTTTAGGTTCATCCATACCGATAATTTCTATCAAGTCCCAATCAGACAATAGCCCTGCAATAGTATTTCGACGTTCAATATCATTTTGAGATAAGTTGGTAGGTTTACCATCTAACGCAAATAGTTCTTTAAAATGAACAATGAAATAACGTCCTTGTTTATGTAGGATGTGGCACGACTGATATAGTTTTCTCTCTTTCCTTGAGGCAACGCCTATACGAGATAAAGTTTCACGGACTTTGAGGAAATCATCAGGATCTTTGAGTTGGACCTCTAGCATTAAGCCAGGATCCCAATCAAGTTTTTCCATGTTTTCCACCTCGACTTATTATAGTTTTTATTTCTTCAAGTTGGTCATCGTTTAGAATTTCAAGGGCCTGTTTGGCCTTTTCATTACTATAACCATAGTATTCTTTTACATATTCAAGATTCTTAATCTTGCTAGACCTGAGCCATTTACTGAATCTCTTTTTTGGTCTTATACTATTTAGAAAAAATTGGAACTGTAACTTCTTGTCGAGGTGGTGCATCTTGTTCATTTCTTGTACATACAAGATGCAATCAGGAAAAGAAGATAATGCCTTATTTATGATAAAGGCAGGATACTTCTTCTCCCAGAACGTGTCATCCCCATCCATCAAATCCACCTTTTCGTGGTTGATGGCATTGAGGTAGTCCTTAAGTTCGTACATTAGTCAATCAAACTGGAAACAATGTGAGCCATAACACGATACGGATCAGCATTTGATGCAGGTCGTCTATCTTCAAGATATCCTAACCACCCATGGTTAACAGTATGAATAGGGATACGGATACTAGCCCCCCTATCACTAACGCCGTAACTAAACTTTTTAATTGATTGTGTTTCATGTTTACCTGTCAATCTTTGTTCATTAGATGAACCATATGCCCTGATAGCGCCTGTATGAGTATGTTTCAACTTTTCACAAGTAGCTTCAAAATAAGGCCGGCCACCTACATTTCTCATATAGTCATTAGAAAAATTCGTGTGCATACCCGATCCATTCCAATCACCTTTTTGTGGTTTGGGATGAAAATTGATAGTCACATCATGTTTCTCAGCGATACGTTGTAGAATGTAACGTGACATCCACAAGTCATCGCCTGCACGAATACCACTACCTAACACTTGATATTCCCACTGGCCTAAGGCAACTTCTGCGTTAGTCCCGGTAATACCAATGTCGGCGTTCATACAGGCCTCAGCATGACGGTCAGCAATTTCACGGCCGATTACATTATCAGCACCTACTCCACAATAGTAGTCGCCCTGTGCTCTGGGTTTACCTCTTGCAGGCCAACCCAAAGGACGTCCATCTTTATACATGAAATATTCTTGTTCAAAACCAAACCACCATTCGTCACTAATAAGATTCTGACAATGGGTTCTGGTATTTGACTTATGCGGTTCGCCATCAGCAGTCATCACTTCACACATCACATAAGAACCTTCCAACCCTGGAGCCGTTCGTGTTGCATCTGCCCGAATACGGTCGATAGTTCTATACTCTGCAACCGGCATCAAGTTACAATCCGAACTGGATCCTGTTGCCTGTTGTGTAGATGAACCATCAAAGGACCACAAATCAGCATACTCGTCAATCTTCACTTTACTCCGTAGAGTCGGCTCAGGTTTATAACCATCAAGCCAAACATATTCAAATTTTCTCATTTTGTCTCCGTTGAAAATTTACCTTCTGCTTCCTTGATACAAAGCAAAGCAACAAAATTAAAGTTTTGCCAAAATGGTTGGACAACTTCAAATCCAGCAGCCCTACACATTCCAACTAATTCATCCATAGTCAGAGGTTTCATCATATGTCGTAGATTCTGTTCCTTATCTAACAACTCCTCTGCACTATAAAACTGACGTTTGTAATCGTAATAGCAAAACTGCATCATCTCTTGTAACTGCGCATGTTCACTATATATCTTCTCCGCACATATAAACGCCCCACCCTTTACAAGTGATTCATAGACACGTTGAATAATAATCTGTCTATTTCTTTTCGGCATAAACTGTAATGAAAATATTGAGGTGGTAAAACAGTTATTCACTGCTCCTGTTACCCATTCAAAAGACCTAACATCTTGTTTATAAAACTTTAGATTCTTTTCCTCTTTCAAGTCAGGAAAGAAATCTTCTTCAATCTCAATACCCCTATACATTACTTTATCCGCAAAGCAATCATTCTGTGTTTTCATATGTTTCAATAGTTTTCCTGTAGAACACCCAATGTCAACTACAGTGCAACCATCTTCAACAAAGTATTCCGAAAACTTTAGAATATCCTCCCAAAGGTCAGAATACCCACGGACAGACTGGTCGATATGAGAATCGAACCCTTCTTCCGCTTGTGCAAATGTAAATTTAGTCATTACAAAACCCTCCGTAATTCATCTTCATCCCAATCTCCAAACTTACGGCATACTGATAAAGGTATTTTACGAATCACACTCGATCCAACCGTTCCTAAATTATGAGTTGTATAGGGATACTGTACAAAATCTTCTTTAGTAGCTGTTATAAATTTATTGTGTTGCATATTCATAATACAACTTATATAAGGCATATCTGGTTTAAGTATCCAATATTTTTCTTTTCGTTTTAGAACTGTAAACCACTTATAATGTACCGGCCATGTTGGATTCCAATCTCTATAAGTTGTAAACTCTATATTACAAACATATTCTTTCTTTTCCAAACAGAAAATTGCACTATCAACATCATACTTGCCATAGGGATGATCTTTAAATCTATAAGTTAAATTAGAATCTAAATTAGCATATTCTCCTATATACTGACGTAAAATTTGTCCTCGGTCAGTTTTAGCCATCAATAAATTCTGAAACCCTCTAATAGATTTACTATCATCATAACCATCTGAACCATGAACCGATTTGGCATGATAAACTATATTTTCTGGATATTGTTCTGTTCTCATAATTAACCTCAACTTGATAATAATATCTTATTATACACGGATGTAGCCAAACTTGCAATACATTTTGGAGCGACCATCCGTCCAATTCGCTCCGCCTTTTGATTAAATGTACCTTCCAAAATAAAATCATCTGGAAGACCTTGAACTCTTTTTAGTTCTTTGATAGTTAGTTTTCTATCTAACTCATAATGTATCACACCAGACAAACCCTTCTGCTGTCCTTGCTGTGTGATAGTGGGACTAGGTAAATTAGGACACGGACGTATCAAATTAAACAAACTTTGATTAGGATGATACTCCGAACCCTTTACTTGTCTTTCTGGATTCTTTGGCAGTTTAGGTATCCAGTCGTTTAGAAAACCCTTTGCAACTGCCTCATACAATTCCTTTTCTTCCTCAGGGTCATTCTCTATATCATGTATCGCTTCATATAATGAAACGTGTTCCCTATGTGTCGGTGTCGGGTAAATACTTTCAAGCGTCATAAAGTTTAGAGAAGTCTTGGCCAGGATATCATTTCTTATTGCAACAAAGAAACATCTTTCCCGTGCCTGCGGTGTCCCATAGTCGGCCGCATTGAGTGACTTACCTACTGCCGTATAACCAATGTCTTGAAACGCATTGATGATACGGTTGAAGTATTCCTTTGCCTTACCAAACATTATTGACTTTACATTCTCGCCAATAATAACCTTAGGTTGTATATCGTTAGCAACACGGATAAACTCAAAGAACAAATCCTCAACGCCTTTGACCTTTCCCTTGTCACTATAATTCTTTTCTTGACCCCATCCCTTCTCTCTACGGCCGGCAATACTAAACGCCGAACAGGGTGGAGAACCATCTAATATATCCAGTTCACCTTTGCCCAGTGAAGTCATATCCAACAGATCACTACCAGTCAAATAATTAATGTCACCATCAACAAAGGGTGTGCCTGGGTAGTTGGCCAAATAAGTTTCTTGAGCAGACTCCACAAACTCGTTTACACATAGAATGTCTCCACCTGCAAGTTTATAACCTGTAGATGACCCACCGCCACCAGCAAATGTAGAGATAACTGTAAACAGTTTTCTCTCTGCTGATTGCTTTACATCATTCAATGTGTAGGGTTGATAAATCAAGTTTTTCTCGCAACCTTAATATTCTGGGTTAAGTAATAGTTCCCTATACCACCCAGTACGTTTCAACCTATCGTGATTGAATTCCCCTATTGTCATTCCAAGTTCAGTTCTACCTTCAATATTCTTTTCCATTTTATCTGAACATACACACAGTAATTGATAGAAAAAAGTCGCCCTGGCTGCATTAGCCATCTTCCAAGTTTGTTCTGATATCAGAATGAAATCCTCTGTCAATCGTGAAGCGTGACCGTCATCCAACATTTCATTTTCTAATAAATCTAAAAATGATGTTACGATATCCGGTCGACCTTTCCAATATAATAATGATGCCCAGGCACCAAACTGTCTACGATAGTGGCTATAACTATCAACTCTATCGAAAAACCCATCAATCAATTTGTCGCCTTCTCTAACAATCTCATACCTTTGCTTCCATTTCGCAATAGCATTTTGCATAGTAAGAGGTTCTTCACCGCGACGTTTTGAAATTTCTCTGACCACAGTAACTTCACTGTCCTTGGCATCTGGATATTTTCTCTGAACCTCATCTGCAGGTCGTCTTGGTTTTGGTGCGGCCGTTTTAGTAAAACATTCCGGTTCAACTCCAACAACAACTGGGACTTGAGCAGTTATATTCTCTTTGACCATAGCCACAAGACGATGTTGAAACTCTGTGATATTACCTTCAACATTAAAAGTAAGAGCCCCACCATCTTGTAAAAATCCATCTTCAACCATACTCTTGGCAATCTTATTTACTTGGGATGGCTTAATCTTTCGATTATCTTTGTTATGATAATCAAGAATATATTTTGCCATTTTTGGAGTAAGTGTAATCATAAATGTCTTATACTCTTTCCCCTTTGGGTCAAAACCTAATTCTTGAATAGGGTCATCTTCTACTAATTGTACTACATTCCTCATTATTAATATTCTCCTTATTATTTGAATTCACATTGACTCATTATTTCTGTTAGACAGGCCAATAGATTTACTTCTGCGTCTGCAACAAAGGCACTGTAATACTGATACTTACCCAACACCAATACGGCCGCAGGAATACTTGCAGGTTTCATTGCCTGATACAAATATTCATATATCTTACGGAATATTTTTGTTGGATCGTTATCAATATTATCAACAACCCATTTACGAACTTTACTAAATTCCTTACCTTTCAAATGACCCATCAGTTCCTTCATATTGACTTCTGCAATATTTACAAGGATACCCGAATCAATATTACCACTCACACTATATCGTTGCAGTTCGTTCAATACTCTCCTAAAATCAGGAAAGTGTTTCATTATCAATTCCGCAACGACTTCTTCCTCAAAGCCAATACCTTCTTCTTTTAGAATCGACTCAACGCGATTCATAAACTGAGATGCC